CTTGGATCATAGACCGGAAATCACCACGTTCCTCATCAAAATACCGAAGGTTCGCGTCCACAGGTTTAATGTCAAGCGAACACCCTTGCCAAACAGGGGTTTGAACAAACGAAGGATGCGTTGCCGCATGCTTAAGTTCATCCAACCCAACGTCTTGGACGGGTGTCGCCACATCATTCCGGTAGTAAATCGCGAGCGATCCGGGTGTGATTGTAGGAACGGAAGGAACATAATGAAGCATAAGCTTCAAGACCTTGTGTTCCTCGAACTGCTCGGCCAACAAAGCCAAGCGTCCGCCGAGTGCATCAGGAGAAACCAACCAGATTCCGCCAGGCAGGCGGCTTCCGATTTGGCACTCAAGTGAATCGACAGTTCCGAGGAGCATCTGTCCAGTCGAGGTCACAACACGTTGTTGACCTCGATAAGACTCATGTTCTTTCTGTTGCGAACCCCTGTACGAATAAGGGGACGCAATTCCTTTCGATGGTTCTGATCGTGACATTTTGAACGAAGTTCCCACGGAGCGCGGGATACGCTCCACAATCTTCCCGTTACTTCGCAGCAAGACCTCGGGGTTACCCTTGGGCTTTACAGCAGAAATAGGAGACCTTCCAGAAGGAGAGGTCCCCAATCTACTAGAAGTTCCAACGCCGTGTCCAACCAGCTGGTCGCGCTTTCGTGGTGTTCCGCCGGTACTACTCCCTTTATCAGGTTGTTTCCCAGCGTTTGCACTTCGCGTGACAGCTGTTCCAACTCTAACCGCTCGTTTTGCGACGGCGGCAAGTTCACCAGAGATTTGGTGACCTTTGACGCCTGCTTGACGACTGACTGAATTGATTTGTTGGCCTCTTGCGAGGACTTCCGAGATCCGGGAGATTGGGTTTGACTTTTGCCCTTTCCCATTCATCGAATTGTGTGTTGTTGTTGGTCAAACTTACAAACTCCGCACAGGAGTTAGTAATGGAGCTCCTACCAGCTCCAAACCAAGACTACCCGCAAACAACCCCACCATCCCAGGAGGAACTTCTTTGCTATGTCTTACCTCGTACGCCAGCTGGCACAGTTTGGAAGAATTTGGCAAACCACTCACGTAGTTATACACCATTTTCCGCCAATTAACCGGCTCAGCATAGCCGTCAATGTGAAAACGATTGGAACAAAAGACCACATCTTCGACATTGCCTTGCGACAATGTTCGTTCAATGATCCCTTTATAACCAAAAGAATCGTAACATTTAACGACCTGC